TTATTCGTTGTTTGAGTCGGCGTATTCTCCATCGATATCTCCTTCTAATTCTTTACTAATAGCACCTTGAGCTTTCATCCTAAGCTCAGCATACTGCTGCAAGAAGTATTGGTATACATCTGCTACAATACCATCATATACATAATCTTGATCGTTATTGAATACAAGATCTAAAAATGGTCTACGGAAGTTACCGTTAATTACATGCTCTTCGATACAATATCGGATAACGGAGATATCAAAGTTATCTTGATTGAAGTATTGCATCATATCAATCGGTTCGATATTAATATCTTTTGCAATGGATAATACGACGTTGATATTTGCTAATAATGTAGCAAATACTTCATCATCCACTTTTTGTTTCATAGCCAATGTGGAGACGTCTTTGGCTTTCTCATTATGAGCGAGTTCATCTAGGATAACATCTAAGTTACCCAACGTTACTCGTGCTAAGTATTTAGCAACGTTTTTAGTATAATTTACAGTGAAGAATTCATAGAGCGCTTCACATACATTTTGAGTTCCTTGATGATCCAATGCATCGATAACATCAGGATCAATATCTAAACGGAACTGGTCTTCAATTTTACGAATGATAGCGAGATAGAAATCGTTCGCTTCATTTCGAAGTTGTTTTACGTATTCTTCATCTTCACCATTGTTGATTGCTAACAAGTCAGCTTCATCACTGAAGTTTTCTACGAAGTTAGTTCTCATTTCAAATGGTTCTTTGATTTGTGTAGAGATAAATTCATCAAGAAGTTCTTGAGATAAATCTTTAAGAGGTGATACTTCGATGACATTGTCACCTAACACCTCGAAGTCGTTGTCATTTGTGAGTATCATAATACACTCCTTATGTATAAATTTCGAATAAGTATATACTTCTCTGTACTACGGAGTTTATTTTTTTACAAAATAGATGGTATACCGAAGTATACCATCCAGTGTTAGTCACTATTTAAGATATCACACACATCAAATGCACCACTATAGTCATCATACCCAGCATCTTCATATGGAGCATGGAGTTTCTCTTGATATTCATCATTGATAACACCAACTCGTAACCCTGAAGATGTGTTGATGTATTGCTCCCTAGCACTTTGATAGTATGCTGGAGGAGGGTTAGGGTCCACTTTCTGTTGTGGGACATCATCAATCTGTAATCCACCATATGATTGGTAGATAGATTGACCTTGTGGATTAGGGAAGTATTGTTTCAACTCATCCGGCAATGCATTATAGGCATCATCATATGTTTCTACTTTCTTAACTTTCTCCCCAATCGGTTTTCGTGGGTCATATTTAGTAATACCATAGCGAGTAAGTTTACTACCATGGTAGTACACAAATAACGCAATCAAATATGCCATAACAACGTCATCATGCTCACCTGGAGCTGCTTCAATCTTACCACTTGCTTTTTGAATCAAGTTATTCAAATCATCAATTAACTCACGACAAATGAAATCAGACTTACGTTCAGCAACGTGTCGTAATAAGATTTGCATCATCATTGGTCGAGTAGTTGCTGTTGTAGCTACGCCATAGAAACGACGGTTATTAGGGTCATTCATAACCATACCATGTTTATCTAAACGAGATTCCACATCGGGAACCATAGCTTTATCGATATCATAATATAAGTTAGCTGCAATAGAACTTCGTTTAAGAATCGCAATAATAGCAGAACCTAAATGGTTAGACTCGATAGCCACTAATGCTTTCGGTATATATCGATTCACGACTTGAATGATATTTTGTGCAGTTTCCACTGCATCCGCTAATGGAGTTTTCATACAGGCAACGGGATGTAATGTATATGGGTCAATGACCATCAATACCGTATTATCGTTGTTTACCCCTGTTGCGCAGTCGACACCTAGGATATATGGAACAGATTTATCCAATCGTTCATATACATAGAGAGTAAAGATTTTATTAACCATGATTTCATCAATTGGCTCTTTACGGAACCCATTGATGGTATCTAAGTCATCTGGATCAAATGGGGATTGTGATGTACCACGAATACGTTGTAGTAACACTTCCCGTTTAATCTTAATTTTATCCCAGTTCGATACGGCACAAACCTTTTGGTACCATTCTTCATCCATACCGATTTGCTTATAGTTGAATTCGATATAGACGATACCATTTCGGGAATTGGCTTTCAAGAAGCCTTGGATATCTTCTTCCGTCATATCATATAATCGTTCTGTAAATACGGCAGCTTGTTCCCGAGTACTCATAGAATCTTTTACTGGTTGAGAATCGATATTCCCTGGTGTTGTAATAAAGATACGACCAAACATCGCACCGTTCTTCTTGGCATTTTCGGCAGCACGTACATACGCTGGACCTGCTGCCATGATGATAGTGCCGATATATTTCGTAAACTCAACTTCGTCATAGAACTGAATTGGTGCGGAGTTACCACGACCGATACCATCCGCTTTTTCTTCTGTTGCCGCTGATGGTTTAGAATCGATACGGTTACCATTAACAGGATTCGTCATGGTTCGAACGTTGTCGAGACCTTTGACCTGTTTGAAGTCACCGCTTTCATCTAATTCAATACCATAGCGATGTTGCATATAGATAGGTAACACATCTTTCTGCTCTTTCATCTTTCTCAAGTTATCATCAGAGTCTTTCTGGGATTTGTTAGAGAAGTTGAATACAGAGTTTGATGTACCAAAGATGTAAGCCCAGTTTAAGCAGGCTAGCATAGAGTGTGTTTTAAAGCACTGACGTGGGATTACTAGATACAAGTCGATATTTCTAAAGAAACACCAGCAAGCAGCTAGGTTACCACGATGTAATCTGAATTTAGAACCCGCACCTGGACCCGTACCACCACCTTGTTCTGGGATACGGACACATTCTCGGATAAAGTACCATGGATTGATAATACATTCATTGATGATAGCTTGTACTTGTTCTTTCGTTAGATTAGGACTGAATGGATCAACGTCAGCTAAATCTGGATTATATAAGGCTAAGAAGAAAGCATTATTCTTAATCCCTAGCGATTTCAAATCCATTGCTGTCTGAATAAACGATAAGTTCGATGTGGATATATGATAGAAGAAAGGAATTCCTCTTGCATCAATCCCATAGAACTTAGACATATCATAACCCATAGCGGGTTTGGCTCCAGGTGGTATAAATGTTTCTTCCATAGAACCTCCTATAATAAGAATAAATAAGTCATTAGGAGCGAACCCCTAATGACTTATACTATTAGCCTTCATACCCAACTGGATATTTTACATACAAACCATATTTCTTAGGAGCAATCTTAGCTTCCAAGATAATTTGACGTAATTCTTCGAGTTCGGATTTTTGTTTTTGTAGCATAGATTTAGATACACGAACACGTTTTCCTAACTCTGGATCTTCTAGTAAAGATAAAGAGTAGTTTACGATACTAAGGAATCTATATACGCGTTCAATTAAGAAGATTTTGTCATCACTTGTTTCCATATCGGAAATTTCAATACGAATGATATCAATTTCTTTATTGTCGACTTTCTTAACAAAGCCGTGTTTATCAATGAAGTCTTGGATAATCTTGGTTGCCTCATAGATAGCTTGTACTTGTTCTACAATATGAGCTTCGGCGATCTTTTCTTGCATTTCTTGCATCTTAGGATTAGAAGCTTCTAATGCAGGAACTTTACCGTTCACATTGGTGAATTTTATAAAGATTTTCTTCATCACAGCCTTCACATAGTTAGATGTGAGGCCATCAACGTATTTTTTAACGTTAAAACGAAGGGTACGTGTACTATACTTCATATCATTGATAGATTCAAAAATCATGAGTAATACATAATTCAAAGTATGTTCAAATTCAGTACTATTTCTATCAATTGTTTCTAACATACCGAAGTTAGTTAAGATCTTATTGAATGCTAAACGATAGCGTTGTTCGGATTCTTCTGTAGCACGAAGCATAGAATCTGTAGGAAGATCTTGTGTGTAGTTAACATAACCAGCGGCAGTCAAGAACGGAATGATATACAAATCACGGCAGATAGCACTACGAGCCACAGCGTTACTTCTATAATCGAGAGAAGTAAGAGCTTGACGTACAATCATAGTTACTGTTTCTGGTAATTCATAGTTGAATACAACTTGTTCGATACGATATAACAATAAAGTTGCGATTTCTTTTGCGTTGAACTGTTTACTGGAGTTATACAATAGATTGGAGTCGATTTCAACATACCAATCATCTGTATTTTGCCAGATATCGATAATATCATCTGTGGAGTTACTTAAAACTTTAACAGAGATATCTTTGATATCTTCAAAGGTAGGGAACAGATTAAACCCAAAGAATGGACTTTGACCAGTCCGATCAATAATCGAGAATTTAGTCTCGATATTGAAAATACGTTTTAGTATTCTAGCTATGTGGTATAGACTTGCCTCGATAGCATCTTCGTCACGAGTATGGATGATGTTATCGAACTTATCGCTAAGCTCTTGGAACTCCATACCGTTCACGATTGATTCGAGGTTGGTCTGAATTCTAGCACGATTGTTGGTATTCATAGTAACCACCTTTCTAATCAATGTTATTTAAGTGTCTAACTAAGCATTATCTAATGAGAAAAAAATAGAGATAGAACTAACTGTTCTATCTCCATATGTTATTCATCGATATGATCCCCAACTATTTGGCGAACATCTTCACGAGTTTTACCATTCCACACGGCAATATCATATAGTGTTTCAAAGAAAGATTTTTGGGTAGACCAAATACCTTTTAAGTGGAATAGTGTGCTATTAGTATCGTGATCTGAATTAATTGATTCCTGTTTCCTTACAAGTTCTTCAACCTTATCAATGACTGCGACCGATTCATCATACTTCTTATCTAGGTCTCTGAGAACCTTATTAGCATACATCCAAGCGTTAGCTGGCTTTTCCATCTTTTTGATAAGAGGTTCATTATGTAACAAATCAACCAACCTATCATGTAAAGGTTGAGTGAAGCTAGTACATTCGGAACGTTCATATTCTTTAGACGAGATGTATTTATTGGTTGCCTTCATCAATTCACTATAAATCTTATTATATGTTGCAAGGAATTTAGGATCCAGTATAGAAATTTCTGTCGCTGGAGCCGTCTTAAGGTCATCCGGTAGATTCTTAAATTCATCTCTCTCGGCCCTAAGATTCTTAAATTTATCAACGATCGTTAATTTGAATTTATCTATAATAGTTTTTAATTTATTCAACGCACCTGACTTATCAGACTCAAGGATAAGAAGATCGAATTCAACTGATTCAATACGTATATCATGTTTACTCATATAGTGTAAACCTCCATTTGGATTATTTCGTAGTAGAGCGAGACATCGATTTGAATACAGACTCACATATCTCGATAATGACCGTTATTGCATAGATCATCTTACCCTCTATTCTAAATAGACGTCGCAATATAGATAATCTTTCATTATTATCTTTATTACGTGGTTCTTTTTCTAATTTGAACAATAATTCACCAAGTTCATCCAATACCCGACCCATATCATACAATCGTTTACCCATATCGTTCAATAATTTGATGGTATCACCCCAGACCTTTGCTGGTTTATCGGCTATCTTTATTCGATGCCTACTATTGTATAATAAACCGTCGAGATGTTGGTCTATTACTAAGAACACATGGTCATCAACTACCTCTTTCATAAAATCGTTTATTGTTTCATGAATATATTTAATGTTAGGGTTATATGTATAATTAAAGTTTTTTAGAAAAGTTGGGTTGATGATGTTTATGTCTCGTTTGGGAGCATTCCTAAGCTCTTGTGGTATAGTCGTATATTTTCTAAGAGTTGTCTTAAATTCTTTGATCTTAACTGACATTTGACCCTTAGTTACATGGACTGCGTGTTTAAATTTATCGAGAGCATCATCAGTTAGACCTTCGGTTAGAAGCAACTGTATTTCAGCCGACTCGATTGCGATTTCACTATTGAATTTCATATCGGTCATTACTTACCTTCCTCTGCTACATTTTCTTGGGATTTTGCGTAGTTTTCTATATTTTTTAAATCTTGTTTATAAAGATTTATGTATGAAATTAGTCGGCTAGATACTAATGAGGTAGCCGAAGCAAGACTATTTAGGTATTTAACTTCACCAGGGAAACGTTCTTCGGAGTTAGCAATAGTTGAGATCTCTTTTTCGATATCTGTCAACAAACTTACCAACTTACCATCCTTAGTAGACTCAATAAATTCTTGGCGTTCTTTAATGAACTTATCCAACTTTAATTCACTGAGAGGGATAGTATGACGTTTTTTGTTATCTTGGCGATAGATGCGTTCAAGATTCAATTTCACCTTAGCAAGAGCATTCTCATCGAGCTTTTCAGACTTAAAAGCGTGAATAGATTGCTCTAATAGCTTGATAGAATCTTTGAAGTATTTGATATCAACCATTGAGTAAAAGCTAATATCTTTATTGATTTTTGCTTTTTGAAGTTTCTTTAACACTTTATCGATTGTACGGCCTGTTGCGGCATTAAAGATAAATTCAGTGTTACCTTCTTTGATTTTGGCTCTTAGGTTGTTGATTAACGCCAAAGTTTTGTTGCCAACACTAGCAGTCGCTGCTTCAAGTGTATACATCTCAAGCAAAGCTAATTCAATACGTTCATTATTATAATCCATGGTTACCTCCTTCATTAGTGATGTACAATAACTGTACCCTGACCAGAAGCAGCGCCTGTATTATAACCAGTAGCATAACCTGCTTGGAAGCCTCTATCATAATACTTTCTAGCGTAGTTATAAAGAGCTTTCATGATACGATAGCAATCATTAACGAGCTTACGCATCAATGCATATAATGCTAGAATGTTTTTAGCATGAAGTTGAGTGATAGAGTCTTTAGAAGCACGATTACCAGCACGTTCTACCACTTTAGCATTTACATCACTAGTGATAAGAATACGTGTTAATTTACCCATACGGATAGCATCGGATAATTCGATTCGTTGCTTAACAATAAGCTTTTCATTATACTTAGATTTAAGTTTATTGATAGCTTCACGAACTTCTTCAGCGATATCCTTACTATCTTCATCTTTCAATGCTTTAATAGATTTCTCAATGAGTTTCTTGATATCGGCGATATCATTTTCATCAAAGTCCTTATAGAATTTAGCTTCTAATGGGATTTCGTGTTTAACTGCTTCAGTGAACGCGTCAATAATTTTATCAATTTCACGTTTTTTGAACCAGCCTTTGATTTTTGTGAAAGTGTTTTTGATACCATCGATAGCAGAACCGAATGCTTTTTTCAAGCTATCGGAGAATGCTTCCATGGCAATCTCTTTACTTTCGAGTTGGAACGCTAATAGTTCCGCCTCAATGCAATATTGGTTATATTCGTTCATGTTAGATTATACCTCATGTTACGATTATTTTTCGGTTTTTACAATATTCCGTGCCAATCTGCGTAGATTGTTTAAACTCATACGAGTAATACGGAATATGAGAGATGTCATAGCTACGAATAAGTTAATGAATCGACTCGTGATTTGATGGACCTGTTGAGAGGCTTTATCATCACGTAAGTTTGAAACTTTACTCTTAATTCGTTTAATATTGACATCTGCTGTTTGGACTCTAGCTTTAGTACCTAAGTTAGCATATATGACTAACTTCTTAACTAAGCTAGGGTTGATATTAGTGCGTTTGTGGGAACTCAATTGATTTCTAACTGTATTCACACGGTCACGCATATTGTCGATCTCTTCAAAAGTTTTATCCCAGTCGATATCATTACCACTCAACGAAGCATTAATATCTTTAGCAAAACTAGGAAGCTTATTCAAGTCCATAAGTAACTGACGGAAACCAGGAATATCTGGTACAGCCATAGACTTATTCTTGAATCGACCCTTCTTTAAGTTACGACTAGCAAGTTTGTCGAGTACTACTACGTTAGCCTTCTTAACTAACGCAATAAATTTTGAAATGATTTTTGAAACAAGGCTAGAAGCCTTCTCAGCAATACGAATTAAGATATCTTTAATCTTAGTCGCAGTCTTAGACTTCAATAGATTAGTTTCAGCTTCAGTAGTATACAAGACGTATTCTTCATATTCTATAGCAGAATCATACATCAAAGTGTACTCCTTTCATTAAAGAATATCCCCATATGGCATAATAACCATATGGGGATATATCAGTTCCAATAATCTAAACGATCATCGTGCTATCTATTAGATATGAGTAGCAGATAAGCTGGAGTATACAGCGTTAGGAGCTAAACCAAGGTTACGTTCACGATATTGTTTGATGTACAAGCAAGATTGAACAGGAAGTACTTCAATGTTTTCGTAACGTTGTACACACATGATGTTTGGAGTCAATGGAGTTAATGCGTTACGGTAGTTAGTTTCGATGTTGAAGCTATATTCATAACGACGATATGTAATTACAGTGTCAGTCAAAGGAATAACAGTGATACGGAAACCTTTTTCTACTGTTTCTTTTTGGCTGGCAATGATATGTACACGAGTACCATCAACAGTCATAACGCCGAATTTGTAGTCAAGTTTAACACCACCGATGTTGGAGTCGGAGTTCAATACCCAACGAATGTCATCATCAGTCGCATTTAACAATTCAACTACGTAGGAGTTAGCAGAGATAGCAATCATAATACGTTCGTCACGTAACTTAGTTTTGATGTAAGAAATCATACGACCTAAGTAGTAACGAAGTTGTTTACTTCTCCATTCGGATTCTGGAACCATGTATGTGCTTGGTGCAGCCATATCGAAGGATACTTCATCAGCGAATTGGAAGTTATAACCCATTGGTTGGAATACACGGTTGCCCATGTTTTTAACTTTTTGGAAGGATTGTTCCAAGAAACGTTGAGTGTTGGAGTCAGCAGTTTGAGCACAAACGTCAGACATATCGGATACAACTTCAACAGTTACATCGATATTAGCCAAAGCTTTTTCGTCTTTAATTTTTTCCAAAGTCAAACCAGCGTTGAAACGTTCTTTTTCAGCGATGGTGATTTGTTGGTTATGACGTTCTTTATCCAATTCAATTGTTTCGTTGTTGTTTGCATTGGACAAGTGACCACCGAATTGAATACCTTTAATAGTGATGTTAGTGGAAGGATCTACTGCGGCAGATACTGTTACTAAACCATCATAAGGAGAATAGGAACCGAACACTTGTACTTTATTAGGAGCTTGTGTAGGGTCTACTTTGTTTTCAATTTCAAGAGTGTATTTGAATGTGTTGTTAGCGTAGTCAGGACGGATATCCAAGTTGTCTACTACGATAGTTTCCATAGTAGTACCAGTACCAGCTGTTGCAGGAACAGGGATTTCCATTTTGATAGCTTTGATGCCGAAGTCATAGGACAAAGCATCACGTTGTTCTAAAGAACCACCGGATTCTTCAAGGATGTTCAAGTCGAACAAAGGTAATGTACCACCAGCTTGTGGGTACCATTTGTTTGTTACTTCTTTACCAATACCTTGATCAGTGAATTCATAATAAGAACCATCGTAGAAACATTCAGGGAAATATTTCTTTTCACCTTTCTTGTTTTTCAAGAAACGGCGTTCGTAAGCATATTTCACGATTGGGGATGTGGATACGATAGTTTGAAGCATATCTTTGAATTGGTTAGCAATGTATTGTTTTTTCAAGATAGGCATTGTCAAACCAACGATTGGTTCGATTAAACCAACGGAAGATGCTTCTGTCAACAATGTTTGACGAGTATTTTCAATGTATTGGTCCATTTTGTCGGAGTGCATTGCAACGTATTCGTCGTTGTTATTGTGACCATAAGTAGCGAAAGAAGATTCGGAAGTAGCTTCCAACGCATCATTGAACATAGCTTCTTTGTATGCTTCATATAAAGGAGCAACGTTCAATACTTGTTTCATATCGGAAAGGATATCGATTTGGTAGTTGTTACGGAAAGATTCAACGGTTGCTTTGAATTGCTCTTTGAAACCACCGTCACGATTATCAGTGAAAGATCCTACACCAGGAGTTACTTGGCGCTCGGAATCATAGATGTGTTGATACATTTGTCAACCTCCTAAATTACTTTTGTTTTCAAGAAAAAATTTGATGGTTTAATTAAAACATCAAATAGTCAATATAATTTAACTATTTGTTTGACCGTTATCTTCGTTATTTTGCATAATACGAAGCATGTCTACATTCAACTTCAGTATTTCGGAGAAATATTTAAAGTTGTAGAGGTTGATGGAATGGTCATTGCCATCGTAGTACAATAAGATGTAATTATACACGACTTCTCCCAATCGTGTAAGATTCTTACGTACTTGATTAATTGTCACAGAAGTTAAGATATTATCTTTTCTAGCCTCTGTTAATTTTTTGTTAGAATTTTCAATTGTTTTATAGAGAGAAATAAAATCTTTAAGGAGATTGATTTTATTTATCTTCTTATTCTTATCTGCATTAGGATCGCCATCAGCAGAACTATCATCAGAAGTATCGTCAGAGCTGTCAGCATCACCGCCAGCATCATCCCCTTCAGAATCAGTACCAGAAGAATCGTCGCCACCAGCATCGTCACCGTCACCCATGTCATCGAGTCCAGAATCCATTCCATCATCATCAGAACTATCAGCATCGGTGTCAGTAGAATCGCCGTCTTCGGAATTCGATTCCTCTTCATCTCCTTCAGTAGGATCTTCAGTATTCTCTGTATCGTCTGTATTATCATCATCTGTATTCGTATCTTCACCATCTTCATCATCAGCAGGTATATCGCCATTTTGTTCTTCATCAAGAGGTTCCTCATCACCTAAGTCATCATTGAGATCTTTACGAGCATCACGCATCGTATCTCGTGTATTTTTATCATCATCTTCTTCCTCTTTATTGTCACCATCAGCTTCGGTAACAAACTTGGAAATGATGGATTCATATACATCATCCATACCACCAATAGAGTCATCATCTTCGAATGATTCGATGACGTCTTCGTATGGCATCTCAGCTATGATAGACTCAACGACAGAACCACCGTTGAATTCGTGGCGTTTGGTACGATTGTCAACGATAGTATACTCACCAACTTCTTCTACATCAAAAGAACCGTGAGCCCATACCTCATCTAGGATATTGATATATGGGCACTCATCGATTGATGGGGTATTGATACTAATATCATACTTTGGTTTAAATACGGTAACCCGAGTCCCTGTAGGAATATCTTCAGGAATGGATAATGCATCAATAGCATGGTGAATAGAACGATAGAGTTTGACTATATCGTTTTGGTCTGGAGTGATTCTGATGGGTTCTGTATCAGATAACGATGTGGATAATCTAGCTAGATATACATCTGAAGTACGGTACGCACTATCAGCTTCTAATAGAGAACTCCATAGATTCATATTATTTGCCTCCTAGAATACGTTCTCGAACATCTTCAATTTGAGTTTCGATTTTGTTTTCAAGACGCATTAATTTATATTTGTTTTCATTATCGCCAGCGGACTTAGCATCTTCAATCTTCTCACGAACCATTTTAAGTTCCATTTGAAGTTCTTGCATGATACGTCCACGGGTTTTCTTAGTGATAGATTTATGGACGGCCAATGCTCCTAAGAAAGTAACAATCGCCAATGCACCACCACTAAAGATAGCAACGCCCGCAGCTGGAGCTAAACAGCGAATAAAGATATTTTTCAATTTAGAGAAAGCTGAACCCGTGATAACTTCTTCACGTGTATCTTCTTTAAAGGAAGAGTTTACACTATCCGTGATGTCTTTGATAGACTTCATGATAGGACCTGTAATTGCAGTTACTGTTTTCTTAGCTGCAACGAGTTTACGACGAGTCTTAGTGGCAGCGTCAGAGATTTTACCACCAATTTCTTTAGCTTTACTGAAAGCATCTTCATACACCATAGCTTCACAGAACTTATCTAAGTCCATATTGGTAGCTTCGCACGCTAAATTGAAGTTAGCTTCTAATGCTTGTACGTACTCATCGTGAGATTTATAACTAGAAGGAACCATGAACTCCATTAAGAAGAATGGATTTTCTTCAATAGCAGCTTCCATCATACCATATGCTTCAGTTGCAGTAATACCATATTGCTTCATAAGAAGGTTTACATGTGGATGGTATTTTAAGTTATTTTTATCAGCAATGGTCATAGACTCCATAGTTGGGGACATGGATTCGAATGTCGGACCCCCTGTAGGAGGAATGATACTGCCAGCCTTACAGATTGTTGTCAAGTCAACTGGCATGATTTTAATATCGCCATCGACATTGATAACTTGGAAGAAGTTACTGATTCGGTTACCTTCATATACTGGCACAATGTATACCATATGACCATCAGCACCTTCAGTGCTTACAGTCATAAGCATAAAGTCTTTTGTTTTAGCGGTAGTTGTTTGAAGTTCAACCATTTTACCAACCACATTATCAGGGATAGCTGTGAATGGGTATACTTGTTGACCTTCACCACGAATCACTTCATATGTATGCAACCCATGATTACGGAAGCCAGTTTCGATTTGTTCTTCTGTAATTTGGCTACCTGTGTTTACTTGATTATTGAACGCAACGATAATACGTTCGAATAGTTTAGTAGCGATAACTAGACCTGCACGTTCTTCTTGACTAACAGTAAGAACTTCGAATGGTTCATACGTTGTTGTGTCAGAAGGGTCATTGTTATCACGTTCAACGAATGTGATATATCCTAAGATAATCATATCCGTATGTTCTGGATACACTGGAGCAATGTATGCGCCTTGTACCCATTTAGGAACGCCGTATTTAACGGCACTGTCTATTTTTCGAAATACAGCCGGTCTTATGTCACCGACATATAACCGTTTATTTTGCTTAAACGCTTCATATCGAGCTACATTAAGAACAGAATTTGCTGTAATCTCATCTAGGTAGATGGATTGAGCAGAGTCCTTCGACCGACCAACATGAATGTTAATCATATTCGACTAACCACCTTTCTGTTGTATACTAAAAAGTTTACCAATATGTCCAGGTGTTTATTTTCCCGACAAAAACAACTATATAAGTTAATATTGCTAAAAAAATAAACCAAAGGAGGTTTACAATCATATGATCAAAGGTAACGAGATTGTTGCATGCTTAGTCATGGAACAAACTACAGAACCACAAACTCCTGAGATTATGCAAGTAATCAACCAACCAGGTACAGACTATGTTCGTTTCCGAGCATGTCTTCAAAACTTCAATACATTCAACCGTAATAATCGTAATTACTTCCGTGAACCAATGGTAAAAGCTTGGGAAGCTGAACATATTCAAGAATTGTTACGTTATGGAACATTCTTTGGTGAAAATGGTCATCCAAATACAAAAGAGCCTAACCGTGTCGTTAGTATCGACCCTAATAACTTATCTCACAGAATCGTAAGCTATGAATTCGTTGGAGATACCGTATATGGTATCATTGATACAGCCAATGATTACAATGGTCCAGGTCATCAATTCAAAGGTCATATCTTACAAGGAGCTAAAGCGGCTTTTAGTTTACGTGCCTTAGCACCAATCACTAAGATTGATGCTACTCGTGGTGAAATTCGTTCTACTCCTCGTATCATTACATATGACCGTGTTATCCTACCTTCTCATAAAGTAGCATACCAAACAGATGATGGTATCACAGCGATTCATGAATCCGCTGGTGTTCCAGCTATCTCTACAGAACAAGTTGGTGATATTTGTATCCCAGTAAGTGAATGTCAAGGTCTTCCTGGCTTATCCGACTTCTTATTGGAAGAATCCAATATGGCTAAAAATATCGCCGATATGTTTGAAATTAGTTACGAATCCGTTGCATTGGATTCCACTGGTAAGAACCTAGTATTGCAAGAATCTGCTGTTGATGGTACTCGTCGTACATTCACAGTTGGTTTAGAAGACTACGTTCAAGAACAAGTCTCTGATATTCTAAGAAATATGTAAGGGTGGTACTATGTCAGTCTTTCGCGATAAAGCACATATACTAAAACTAATCAAACAACACTGCGGTGTATATTCTATTCAACTCCCAGTGGATGATAACTGTTTATATCATGATATCATCGTGGATGATACAATTCCAACATTCTCTACATACTACCCAAGAGTACTTCATGTACCAGCAAATTTAAACGAACTTCGTATTCGTAATGATAAAGAGAATACAATCGCTGATATGAGTAACATCTATCAACTACCTCCTATCATTACGGATGCAAGCGATCGTTTCATCGTAGGGATTGAAAGTATTCGCCCATTCAATGATTTACGATACCAATCCGTACCATCTGCTTATGAGACAATTGAGTCATTCCAAGCACTGGCTATCTCTCAGACAGTAGGTGACTTAGCTTCTACTATGGAACCTCCATTCTTAACTGAGTTCTTGCCACCAAACCGTTTCCGTGTGAATAATGGTACGTACTATAAGGACCAAGTTATCATCGGGGTAGAAGTATCTTACTCAACTGAGCTATATGATATCCCTATGACTCTTCGTCAAGCATTTTATAAGCTTGCATTATTGGATGCTAAACGATATTTCTGGAACCAAATGAAATATTGGAAAGACTTCCAAACTTCTATTGCATCCTTCAATCTTCAAATCGATGATTGGGCTGATGCTGAAAGTAAACGGGAAGAGTTACTGGAACAGTGGGACCAATCCTTCCACTTAAACCGTGTAGCTGCTGTATGGTGCTAAAAAAAAGAGAACCGAAAGGTTCTCTTTTTAATTACAATTTTAACAATTCATTAGAAGAAGACTATCCGGGTCTAAATTACAATTCGATTGATAGAAGATATAAAGGATTCTCATTTCTAGGCTGTTACAAAATCAATTTGATAATTAGTTGACTAACTATCGATACAATTATGCCTTGTATGATAGTAATCAGTAATTGTACTAGAAATCCTAGTATTTTAGATTTCATAACATTTCCTTTCTGGATAGTTTCTTCGGCTCTACATTTATAATATATAAATGAAACCGTTGTAAAGAATATCGGATATACTTGTGGTTGAGTATATCCGATACTTCTACCAAAAAAAATAAAAAAAAGAAGAATGCATTAGCATTCTTCTTCTACCTTTCTTTGTGGCTTGATTTTAAATTCAATACCACGGAAGAATTCAGTAGCTTGTTTAAGCTGCTTCAAATCTTCAGTTTCAACATTCTTAGCTTCATAAACTACTGCTGCACCAAATGTTGCAACAGCCAAAGCACCAATCAATTGTAAACCAAATCTAATCATTTTAATTTCTCCTTTATAATATAAATATATAATATCTCTTTTGAATAGGTCTATAGGTTCATTATCCTTTTTATTCTTTTATTCCTATCTCTATTCATGATTATAATATATACTTATTATTCATGAAAATACGGATATACTTGGCTACAAGTATATCCGTTTAGTTGATTATAGATTAGGGTTCCAAACACGAATCTCTCTGAAGTTGATATAGTTATCCAATCGAACGTGGATATAAAACTTACGATGACGTAACGCTCTATAGAGATGGATATCAAATGGAACTTCGATTGGAGCATGGTCTTTAGATTCCAATAGAAGTGTATGGGTTCTAGCTTTTAGACTTTCATAGATTTCAGTACTATCGAATGAGTTAGGCTGAGCGACACCATCAATCAATTCAGTGAATCGAACACCATGTAAGAACATGAGTGAACGACGATTTGGGTGATTGATAACTAAATCACCTGGTTCGATAGGACCTACGTACTTAGCACATACGTTTCTGAAGTCTAATGGGAAATCCCAATTGGAATGGAACATCTCTTTGACAAAGAGTCCCATATCAGTAATGAAATAGATTACAAATTTATCATCACGTTTATTTGATACAAACGATTTTAATGCGTAGTATAACATGAACTGTCCATGTAATAGACCAGTACAAAACGAATCTTGTCGGTCGTACCAGTCAGTGGATGTTAATGGTACTTCTTTTAATAGATACGCTGTTGTAGGGCGGTCTATCCTATGAGTCTTACAGTAATCCACATAGGATGGGAGTTGTCGGATCATAGAAAAATCACCTCGCTTTTGTAATTAGTATAATGTATCGATAAGGAAGGAAACCAAAAAAAAAGAAACCCGAAGGTTTCTTTTTTAAATATGCTGATCAATAGCAAACGCAATAATACCGATAGCCTGAGCTGCAGTGATCTTTAATCCGTTTGATAATTCTTTGGAATATTCAATATCACCTTTACTATCTACATAATCATCGATTTTATTAGCTGCTACATATGCTACACCCATAGCAATAGTTACAATACCCCAAGATTTTAAAAGTTCACCCATTTTATTTTTCTCCTTTAGATAAATTCAGAAGCTACTTCAATAATAGCTTCTGGCTCTTCGAATAATGCTGTTGTAACTGTACTAGCGATTACTGCAGATGCTACAATATTACCAACAGATACAGCTGCACGAACAACTGCCTGTTGCTTGAAATCTTCTTTTTCCGGGCTATATTCGCCCATTACTTTGTCGCATATTGGTGTTGTGATTGCACCAATAGCTGCAGAGGAACATAGAAATACTGTTGCTTTTGTTAAGAATTCAATCATTTTTAATTCTCCTTTTTAAATACATTTATTATTTTTTTTGATACTAGATTAATTCAGCTACAGTTTCAGCAACTGCTTCTGGATTACTGAATAGTGCGTCAGTGATAGCAATTGCTGCTACCGCACCAGTAATTACACTACCTACAAGAACACATGCGCGTGGGAGTTTTGTTTCTTCCACGTCAGTGTTACCTGTCACATTGTCAACAACTCTGTTACCAATTTCATTTAGTGTTAACGCTGTTGTTACATAAATACCCATTTTTACTACTGTTTCTAACATTGTAATTCTCCTTTTGTTAATAGATAATTCTTTCTAATTTGAATAATTTGAAACTGAGGATTACTCCTCAGTTTCTTCTTTTTGTTTTTTGTTTTTCTTTTGTTTCTTCTTGCTTTGTTTAGCGACTTCCTTAATCGCTTTCTCAACACCTGCAATGATCATTCGTTGTTGGATATATTTATATCCAATATATCCAACTACTGCAACTGCTGCAGTAGCTACTGGATATTCAACTACAACATCTTCAATTTGTTCAATAATACCTTCAAGCATTTCTAATTCTCCTTTTTCTGGAACATAGTAAATTATAATCTTTGAATAGTTCTATAGGCTCATTGTCTCTTTTATTCTTTTATTCCTATCTCTATTCATGATTATAATATATACTTAATACTCATATATTTTACACCTATTTTTGGCTCTAATAATTCGTATCGAAAGAACGTACATAAAGTACATTACCTTCTTCATCGAATACTCTATCCTTCATCGCTGGTGATATTAAATCCTTGCGATGTGGATTAGACTCGCGAATGATACGTGATACGATATACATCGTCCCTGCTCTAGGCGCAGGCAGTGATTCGGTTTCACCTATATTGATACTATTTAGGCGTACTTTAACACCATCCGCCATAATAGCACCCGCATCGCTGATAGAACTATTTGTTCTAGCAACAACGCCCATTTTTTTATAAATAATGGTTTCCCCACTTGGGGCCTCATATCCAACCCCATGAGGGCATAAATTTAATAATCTCATTGAATCATTCCTTTCTAATTAACTATTATATGATGATTATCTATAGTAATAATATATATTTATAAGCTTATAAACGATTGTAATATTGTGATAGAAATTCCCATATTCTTCTTAGTATTGTGATTAATAACCACCGCCAGAATCTCCTTCACCTGGAGCTAGCTTAACGAGGTCATCAGATTGTAATTCAGCTTTAAAGTCAAGTTTAAGTTTCTTAATATCTTCATCCAATTCTTCGAAGTCAAGTACACCTTGCATAGTGATGTTCTTGACAACGTAGCGATAGATTCTATCCTTAATACGAGGATCATCCTGATCGTTATCGCCACTATACATCTTAGTGATGAATTCAGCAATCGAATCGGAAGAACTGATAATATCAACGATATTTTGACTATTCAATGCTTTAGGTCTCGACCATTCAAAGTAGATGTTATCAATATCTACATCATCGATTCCATAATCACCAAATGATAATAGCTTACGATAGAGTTCCGTACAAGGCACTTCCAATTCAGCTTGGATAGATACCATACGAGATACGAACTTACTGTTTAACATTTGGATTTGTTTAGCAAAGTCAACTTCTTCTAAGTAGTTGATCATAGCACTAGGACAACCCGTATTAGAAATCATACCTTTACGGAGTAATTCCAATAGCGGTGTATCTAGTGGAATATCTTGACCTTGCATAACTTCAATTTCAAAGGCACGTTCACCATTGGCACCAACAGGAACAGCCAAGTCTCTACCTTTACCTACTTTAGATAATATACCACGAACAGAACCGAAGTCATTATAACTAATTTGGTTCATCTTGTAGTCAGATACTACTCGGTTGATACGATTAGTGATGTCTTTATCAACACCATTACCTTTAACCATGAACATACGAGTGTCAGAGCTACGAGTAACAATCATGATAATCTTAAAGAGTAAGATAGATAGATAGAGCATACCATAGAATAAAGAACGTTTTAATACAGATACACCCATGTGAGTATTATAATCTTCATTTACTTTGAAATGAGTCATATAGTTTACAGGAACGAACTGTACTTTGAAAGATTTCGTGTAGAAGTTCTCATATGAAATTGCATTAGCAATCAATTCTTTAAACTCAGCATTCTTACGTAAGAATTTCTTATCAATACTCTCACAAATACGAGCGGAAAGTAAAGACACCAATTCTTCTTCAAACTCACGTCGTTTACTATTTTGGAACATCATAGTGGTACGACTCAATGTATGAACGGCATTCAATACATTGGAACGAGTTTCATCAACGGTTTCATATAACACATAATACCCGAGCGTATAATCCATAATACGAATTGGGATAACGCGACGAGGGTCATATAGTTTCATATAGACACCTTTAACGGTGTCTTTGAATTCTTTCTTATACGCATCCGTTAAGTCATTGATATTTTTAGCATCCATTGTACCATCAGCAAATGGATTCATTGATTTACCTTTATCGGCTGTAGGGTCAGCGACAGTATTCCATGTTTTTGATTTCTTCTTTGTTTTCATAGCTTTGAATAGGGCCTTACGGATATCTTCATCAGCTAATCCTGCAATAGAAGAATCTTCCAATAATGGGACACCTGGGTCATTGATAACACTAATACCTTCCATGATAGTATTGATAGTGTTCACCATATCGGAACGTTTATACTTAGTATCCACTTGCTTGAAATCTTCTTCATATCGCTCCAATAGAGGAGTGATGGATTCCATAGCAGGTGTCATAGTACCTTTTTTCGCATTTTCGGGAAGCGTATTTTCATAAGCAATCGTCTGCTCAAAGATGTTTGGTAATCGTTGATCATTATAACGGTCATCTAATGCTTTGAACTTAGCGAATAAGTCTGTATATGGTTGTGTGAATACAAAGAAGTTGCCATAGGTAAGAGTTCCTGGAATGATAATCTTCTTGAGTTTATCTACAATTCCAGTGACTTCTTCCATTGATTCAATGGTCTCTAACTTTGTTTCATTTTGTGTTACATCAGACTCACCTTCGAATCTGATAATGCGTGAAACATCAGAAGTGATGTTATCTGTGTTTGTAATAGCATCACGCATTGTTAAAATAACTTCATCTAATTCAGATACTTGCTCTGTCAATAGACGAAGGTCTTCATACATATTATTTACGTTTTTATATCGTTCACTAAGAATGATATTGATTTGGCTATTTTCATCACCCAATAGCTCCTCAATAGATTGACCTTGCATGAATGTGCTCATGCTGGTATAGGATTTAGGGCTCTTAGTGAAAATAGAATTTATAAATGCAGCTACATCCCTACCATTGTGTGTACCAGACACGAATCGATTTGTCTCTTTTTTCAAGAGATTATCGATATCATCTGACATGGCATTGATTTCGTTTTGTCGTTTATTACTATCCGTTAGTGTAGTAGTTTTAAACAAATCGAATAGACTGCTGATAGTACCATTTGTTTTGGCAATCTTCTCTGCACGAGTTTTCATCTCTTTCAGATCTAACTCAGGCTGGTTGCTTTTATTTGGTTCATTGGCCAAGTACTTCACCTTCTATTCTCTAATATACTAATAATTTCACATTACAGAGATTTAAAAAGTGGAAAAATTTGTGAAGGAACAGGCGGCAACAATCTGTCTCCCACCTAATAGGAAACAATGTAATGCTTAGTATATAGATCCCAGTTTTCAGTCAATGAATGAAGGATAACTTCATAGATATCATACTTTCCATCCATCAATCGATAATGAACTAGAATTCTATCAGCCTTCTTAATCGCTGGTAATAATTCCTTAGTTAATACCATATGGATTCGTGGAGCTAAAGCAAACTCTTCAATCTTATAATCGATTAAGTTATATAGAACTTCCTCAGGGATTTCCTTAGTAGCCCAACCATTAGCGCCTGATTCAATATCATTCATATCATTCATGATAGTTCGACGGTGTTCATAGTTGTTCATAGCTACATAGGCATCAGCATCAATAAACTTGCCGATAGAGAAACAGAGCTCTTTCTTATCATTTGATAACTTGAACTCATTGTCATCAGTAAGTGTTTGAGTCATACAGATACCTTTTAATGCCTTACTCAATGAGTCAATGTCTAATACGGCACATTGCATGAATTCTTCATCAAATTTATGACGAACCAAACTTTTTACATACGTTGACCGTTTAACGGTTTCTGCATATGGTGGAAAGATAAATCCATCCACCGATATATAGCAGTCATACATATTCTTGATTACTTGGTTGAGATCATAGATCGCATTACGTTTCTTAGGGGGTATTACTAAATCACGCACTTCCATATTGACCAAACTCCTTAATTAATTCTTCACCTGTTGGTAATCCGAAATAGCGATTACCGATAAAGGAATAATCTTTCGATAGGTAGTCTTCTAAGAAGACTTGACCTTCATCGTAAAATACATTATCTGGGTCAGTATTATATTGACCAAACCCTTCTAATTTGATTTTACCAATCATTGGAACGGTACCAATATTATGAGTGATAGTGATGTTTGGGTACATGGATGAGAAGTCATAGTCGATAACCCGACTGAAGATGAATTTCGATGGTCTCCCTAGTATTTCAACACCAACCTTTTCATTCAACATTGGGTCACCTACGAGAGCACCTGCAAATCCTTCTTCATCATCATCTACATCCTTTTCGGCATTATCATTATCAAACCCACGGTTACCATAATCGATATTGTTATTATTACCGATAATGAAACCCTGTTTATAGTATGATAAGTAAGCACGATTCTTCAGTAGAATTGTTTGACTGAATGCTGATTCATATTGCGTTGCATTAATCAATGAACGTTGGAATACGTTATCAATATCATGTGTCTTCATTTCGATACCATATTGTAACAGAGTATCCTTGATATTATATAGCACGAATAACTCATAGTTTTCATATGGTAAGGTTTTGATATTTGCCTCATCACTATAGTCAAGCTTTTCATCGTTTAGTTCTGCTTTAGCAATCGCATTCAAACGAACCGTCTTCAATTCGGAACGAGCTTTACGAATTTTGATATATTGAGACATTTGGTCTAGGTAGACTGATTTAGATGTGCATGTGAACACATCATTCTTTGTTTTGAAATCATGGTGTCGATGGTCTTTACGATAGTATAGTTCATCTTGGATAAACTCTGGGTCACACATAATTTTCATAGGGTCGTGACCTAGTGCTTTAATCCTGTCGATGAAGTACGGAATATCGAACGCCATGTTCCAGAAGAGTATGAAGTCCCGAGCCAATGTATTGAATAGACGGAATACTTCTGTAATCATATCAATCTCAGTATCATACATATGAATCTCATAATTGAGTTCCCCGTACGATTCATCGAAGGTCTTATGACATTTATCAATAAAGTTAGGAATACCCTTCTCAAACTGCTCTATGAGCGGATTCTCAGGGTTTCTTAAAAGAAAACTGTGAACAGTCTTCGTCTCTGCATCAACAACGGCAACGGCATTGATAGGGCAGATGTCCGCAGTTGGGAAACCCGGTGCATCAATACCGTCAACTTCGATATCGGCAAATACCTTAGTTAAGGAATACTGCATATCATAATCATGATAATGTAACATCCACTCACATCTAAAGTAGTTTGGATACGGATAGTCAGTCGCCAATACATATGGGTAGTGATGTAAGTTTTTCTTAGCCGTTTTATTATTCTTATTACACCACTCTTTGTAGTCAGCCAGTTTCTTACCACCAACCTTGACTATCTCATTAATCATATTCTTGAATTTAATGATCTTTTGATCACATCGTTCTAACGGCATATATGATGGATAGTGGGTATAATCTCTATACTGTGGCTTCACAATATACATCATGTATTGCGGATCTTCAATCGTTTGAATCCACTTACGTCCAGTACGAACGTCTTTAAATACTACGGATGCATAATCATGTTTACCAGGAGATTCCCAGTCAGGTCTATGGTAGAATACGTTGAGTAGTAAATGGTCTTTGGAGTGCGGAAGCTCCCCAAAGACTTTTTCACCACGATAGTTATCTAATAAACCAATTTTACTCATCTCGATTTACCTCAGTATCAAAATCAACATCGTTTTCTTGATAAGCTTCATTGAAGCGGTTGATGATTTCCTGAGGACTAAATTCTTTCTCTGGGTCGAATTGGTTCGTAGAAAGTAAGCGATACAAGCTTGGCGCACAATCACGCAATAAGGCATCACGTAATTCTGGTTTACCACCAATGATATCACGGAACTGTTTACTATTGAATTTGATATCTGGCGCAGATTCAAAGTAAGAGTATGGGTTACGACCTTTGATAACACATGCCATATTTGCATAATGTAGCATAGTCAACCAAGGATCGAAACCTGTATTGTAATCATAAACTAACTGTACGGAAGAACCGCCACGGTTAGTTTTAGATTTGATGAATTGAACTTCTACTAAGAAGCCATCGAATCCATCTTTCTCAAATACATATTTCCCTTTATAGATAAAGCGAAGTAAGTTTTGGGAATAGTAGATAGGGCCCGTACCACCAGGAATGTTTTCGTTGGTTTTCATATACTGGATTTGTGCTTGGGTCTTTTGGAAAGCCATTTCTGGTTTATCTTTGATATGGTTAATTGCCATAACAGTAATATTGGCTTTTTGGATGATAGGACGTAACCGTTTATAGAACGTATTATAGGCAATCGCCAAACGCATGTTGTAGGTTTGTGTACCTAATTCGTCGCTATCTTCCACTTCTTTAGTTTGCAGAGAAGGAAGGGAGTCAATCAAGTATACAGTTGGTTCTGGTAGACAGATTTCGTCACCATACTCATTCAACTTACCTGTGTTATAGTATAACTCCTTAGTTTCTAACTTTACTTTAGCCAGATGGTAGATGTGTTTAAATACATCCTCTACATAGTCTAATGCTGGCATGTAATATTTCTCTTTCATTTCTTCTGTTGTGAAATGATTCAATGCACGAATACGGGATAAGTTAGAAGAACCCTCTGCATCGATATGATAATATTCCCCATATTCGAATGGACGAATGATATGGGAACCTGCTTGTACGCAGAAAGACGTTTTTGCTACACCGGATTTACCAATGACAGTCATGAATTGACCACCAAAAATGCCTGTGTTAGCCCAACGGTCAGTTACATTGTTATTTTTATCTGTTACAGATAATAGGTATCCATTTTGATAATCAAGAGGCATAAACCCACTGGAATAACCCATTAAGTTTCTTGCTTCTGCTGTAAAGATACCTTTCTTGTCATGCTCTAATAGAGCGTCATGTAATTTAGCCATAATGGTCTCCTTTCATATGTAATAAATAGTCGAATCGTCTATAATCTATCAAGGGGTAAAAATAGAAGAGATACCGAAGTGGTATCTCTTCTATGATATATAGATTCAAACTATATTATTTCATACGAATGATTTTTAAATCATTTGTGATTACCATAATTGTACGATAGTAGTGGTAACCTAATTTAGCCAATCGTTCGATTACTTCATCACGATTGTTTTTCACAGTATTAACATCAAAGTCTACGATGTATGTAATTGCACTAATACGTTGTTTTTGTGCATATACACGCAATTCGCGTTGGTCTAATACTTTAGCAGAACGTTCAGTGATATGGAAACGGTCAGCTACTTTAGCATACAATTCATCACTAATTTCGCTTAAGCGTGCAATTGTGTGAGTATGACGAGCTGGACGATATGTGCGAATTTCACATACACCTTCTTCGTTACGTTTATCGCTGATATCGAAGTAACCTTTTTGACCACGTGGTGGAACATCAAGAGTGTTCATAACACTATTAACGATTTCATAGGAATATCGACGATCACTGTAACGAATCATCAGGCGGTTCACTACATCACGGTTTAAATCACTGCGTGTGATAAATTGAACGAATGGTAATGTTTGACGTGTATTCAGGGAAATAATCGCATGGAATACTTCATGCTCTTTATCAATTTTATATGCGTAGATGAATGCATCGCGGCTATAATAATTGATAAGGTCTTTACCATCTTCTAAGGAGATGGAAAGTAACAATACATCTGTATTGTAACCATCATTGGACGGCATTACGAATGGATTGTAGTGACGATGGTCGAAGCGAAGTGTTGTTTTAACATTCAATACTTTACTGATTTCGAATCGATGACCAAATTCGTTACCCACTTCCATGTGTACTACTTCATCGGCTACATCATTTGTCTTGAAGATATCCAAGCCAAATTTGTTGTCTGCCACTGTGTGAATACGTGCAAATTTTTCGGTTTTGTCTGTTACTGTCCATTGTGGATGGTTTGTTTGGTTGTAAATGAAGATCATAGTAGGTTCGTACCTTTCATAAAATAAATAGATCTAAATTAATACTCAATTACTTGTAATGTCACGAATAGAAAAAAATAAGAGAGCTAGCGATATGCCAACTCTCTTATTCTTCGTGTACACACAGGATCCTATCTATACAAGATATTACTTGTCAGATTTTTTAGGACGACCAGGTTTACGTTTTGCTGGTTCTTCCGTTTTAGGTTCTTCTACTTTAGGTGCTACTTCAGATACTTCCTCCGCTAATTTACCAATATAGCGTTCATAGTATTTGATGATGTTAGGATAGTCTTCTGCTGGAAGTGTATCGAATTGTACACGACGTGCACCATCGCGACCTTTCTTAGCATCTTTGATGCGTTCGTTACGATACAATTTGAAGAACTCCTTCAATTGTTTCTTACCCCATAAGAATTCTTTCTTAGCTTTCTTAAGTTGTTTCTTGGACAGCTTAGCTTCTTTCACCTCTGGAGCTAACAAGATTTGACCTTCTAACACACCAAGTAATAGACGACCGATTGTGTTATACAATGCTGTTTGAGGTACTGTGAAGTTTTCAATTGCTTTGGATTTCTTTTCCAATGCGATGGAAATCATTGCGTTGCGAACAACTTCTTGGTCAGCACCATCTAATGCGATAAGGTAAATCGCTTTCAATGTGTCAATGTTGTTCAATTCAGCACCGATATGTACAGTGTACTTATTATCAGCCAGACGTTCAACACCACGTTTTTGTACTTTATACAAAGATTGGTTCAAACGGAACATGTATTTGCGTACATTGAATTTGTTTAGGTATTCAACTGGAACGATATTGGCAGCGATGTCAATAGCGTATTCTTCTTTGATACCTAATTTAGTCAACTTCTTAATGATTTTCTTAGCAGATACTTTTACGACATCAGCTACAGTATCACGCAATTCTTTGTAGTATTCGATTGCTTGACGTTGACGTTCTTTTTGCTCTTCGTTAGGAACGATACCTGGTTCTGTTTGGAGAGATTTTTCAATCGCCAAATAGGATTTTTCCAAGTAATCCACTAACATCACGTGTAAACCTGCTGGTACATCATCGCGGAAATTGTAATCCTTAACGATTCTACGAAGCGGTTTAACGAAGAGTTTCATAGAAGTGATGAGGTCAACGAATTGGTTTTCGTAACGACGTTCTTCACCTCTGAAGGAATCCAAGAAATAATAATCCACTAACGGAATTAAATTATCCGCAATGTGGGATTTCAATTCATCCTTTCCCATCTTTTTCAAGTTTTTATACTTGAATTCAGACAAAATGTGTTTGCCACTAGTCTTTTTCATAGTGTACTCCTTTATTATAAAAGAATAAAATAAATGAACTAATAATCTGTTTCCGACTGATTAGTTCTTAATAAAAAACTCTGACAGATTTTACTCTGTCACAGGAATAATATATAAACGAATAGGTAGTTAGCCTATTCGTTTATATAGAATTGATTAATATTTATCCAGGATAGAATCCATATCGAATTCATCATCGGAATCGTTTTTAGCATCTTTAGTGCCATCGTATGCAGAGAGTTTATCTAACGCACTGTTAAGTACGGAGCTAGTTTGTGTTTTATTTAACTCTTCTTCTACTCGTTCGATGCGATTGATAATGACTTTAATACGTTTATCTGGTACAGAAAGACCGCTTAATAGCAATACCAATACGTTGAGCTTATCACTTTCTTCGTTTTGTGCGAAGTGTTTGAAGTCTTCGATTGGTTCACCATAGAAGTGACGAATGCTTGGTAAGTTCTCATTGAACTTATCATTCAAGCCTTTAGTAAGGTATGCGATGAAGCCCATGCGTTTTACAGTATGGTCATCTTTTTCAGAACAGTTCATGCAAGAGCCTTTAACGGAATGGTCTAATAATACACCATCCAATGTTTCATCAACACCAATGGAATCTTCGTAGATACCAGTTAATACATCCATGAAGATAAGACCTGGAACGGAGATGATTTTACGCATGTCCTTATCGTCAATCATACCATATGGGGAAGAGTGAGAGAAGTCGCCACGAATCGCAGAGATCATAGTAACGATTTCTTTGTTCACTTCATCCATTTGTTTATTGGTTGGTAAGTATGCACGTTTTTCATTATCGAATAACATGTACGAACCACCCAAGTCAGACATTTCTTTCAAATATTGAAGTGTATTACGTTGTGCACCAACGGATTCGCCCAATGTAGGAAGAATACCCACATTAACGAAGATTTTGTTTTCGTCTTTACGGAAGTAGTTACGTAAGATATCTGTTAGGATAGGACCCATACCAGAACCTGTACCACCACCAGTGGAGTTGACTACAAAGACGATATCTGTTTGATCCATGAATTTCTTGAATGCTTCGTCTTTGATTAGGTCTTTGATATTTTCTTTTACAAAGCCTTTTGCAATAGAACGGTCTTTACCAGAACCAGAACTATCACCAAAGATGATAGCATCCATCTTGATATTCAATGTATCAAGGTCTTTTTCAGACGCATTGATTGCCAATGCAGGGATCTCTTTTGTTGCTAAACCTAATGCTGCAACTTGATTGCCCGCATTACCAATACCTATAATACCAACTTTTAACATAAAAGTCTCCTTTCGCTATTTATTACAGCTTATATTAATAAGTCGTTTATGACGACACCAATCTCGATCAGTTACCCAATCGAATACACTTAATTCTTTAGTAGTTTCAACTACAAAATCCATATATTTTTTATCCATATTCTGCATGAATGGCTCCATGAATCGAATGGATGACGTTGGTTCATTATGACTAAACCATTTGATTTGTTTATCAAATAGATCCATACCGCAATCCGCAAGGAAGCTACATACATCTGAATGATAGTCGTCCTTTAGGAATTCTGGGTACCGAGCCCATACCAATGTCCCAGATGATTTATCAAATACATTGTATTTAGTTACAATAGAACCGAATCGTTTCTTTGATAACCGAGTCAATATACCTGTCATAAAATTAACCGATGTATTAAAACGTGTATAGTCATCATCCTGTACCATACTGTCATCTACCATAAGTAAGTATGTATCATACTCCTCAGTTGAATGGAAGTTATATACACCAAACCCATGATACTCGGTATTGAATCGAATGATTTTCTCCGTTGTATTATATCGTTCAATCAACTCGTCTAACCGTTGATTAGCAACAATCAAATCAGTTGGTTTATCGATAGGTAATACGATATGGGTTAATTCACCAATCAACCCCGTTGAATACACATATTCTGGAACTCGATTATGAATGATATCATATAGACGTTTCCCAACATCAAACTCAGTTGCCTTAATACAACGACCCCCAAATCGGTAGATGATTTGGGGATCTGTAGGCATAGAACGAGCTTCACTCCTAATATTAATTCCAAGGAATTCTAATACACGACGGAAGAAGTTGGCTTCCATCATATGAATATAATTCACTCTATCAGATTCCTTTGGAAGAATAATGGTATATGGATGTAAGTAGCTGAAATAGTCTCTTCTATTCATCTCTTATCTCCTAATTATGGTCGTATCGATTACCATGTGTATGATACCATTGATCTAGGTAACTAGCAATTCGCATCATAGTCTCATCATCAATATAATCGGATACGAAATAGGATACTGAGTAATAGCAAGAATATCGATTACCACCAGCAGAACTGAATTCGATATCGATACCTTCTAAATCAAATGCTGTTTTAACAGCATCCTGAATAGCTTTCCGATAGGTTTCAAATTCATCTGGGTTAAGATATTTACTATTCACAGTAACCATAGGTTTATCATGTCTATGACCGTTGGCAAAGGTATAATAATCACCACTCTCATCTTTCATAACCATGTTAGGGTTTTCTACATGAGTATCGAATTCGATGACCATCATATCTTTCTTACTATCTGGGATAGACCAGATTTGTTGTTTTAAGAAACGGATATCAGTATAATTACTCTTTCCATCTACTTTCATACAACTTGTTTTAATCGCAACTGTATCGAGTGTGCGATATAAAATATCCAATTGACCAGGAAATGTTTTAAAGGTTTTCAACTGTTCGAACGTAGAACGAATGAAGATAGTATCTAATTTCTTGGATGCTTCTTCTAGTGTTATATGATGCATAGATACATCAGTAATCACTTCTTTAACGACTTCGATATGGTCTAACGGATACAGATGGGTTGGGATATGACGCATAATGCAATTAATTACATTATCCAACACTTCACCATTTTCATCATGATATAAGTCATATTTCCGTGTGGATACTTCGGAAAGGACGACTGTTGTAGGCTCCTCATAATGATGAGTGCCTATAATAATAGCCGCTTGCAGATATAATGCATGAGCTAGGCTATTGATAAAGGTAACTGCCGCGTTTGGAGTTTCTTCACAATACTTTGGAAGGTATGTGAATACGGATTTTGTGTAAGGACTTAACATAGTTTACTTCCTTTCTACTACCAACGTACCATTTGTAATAAACCCAGCGGCACCTGCATGGCCACCACCACCAAAGGATTCAGCGATCTTATTGACAAGGATAACTTTCTCTGGGTTCTTTCCTAAGCGATAAATAGAATATTCCATTTTACCATCAGCATTCATGAAGAATACTAGACCAACTTCATAATCGTTTTTAACTGTTTCAAAGATAAAGCTACCACGATCAAGTGTGTTGATAGCAATAGCACTAACATCTTCGAACTTGCGAATAGTGCATTCAAAACCAGCACGTTGTAAGTTGGTTACAAATGTGCGGTTCTTGAAGTCCACAATTGGTTTACCTGATACCATGATTTGGTTTGTTACATCTTGAGATAGCTTCATATCGAAGAAAGCATCCCAAAATTCACAAGATTCATTACTTGGGCGTTCGAATTCTGCATAAAACCCATCATTGAACATAAGGTTTGTCATATATTCTTCATACGTTAAGAAACGCCACGTGTCATATTGACCTGCCATACGAACAGATTTAGGGAATACACTATCCATAGATGGAGCGAGAAGAGATTCTAACGTAACCTCACCACCATTAATACGAACGTCGATAGCAGGATCAAATAATGTTTGGTCATCCAACTGCACAACACTTCTGAAGAAGTGTAAATACGTTAATTCACATGCCGCAAGACCATTGATACGAATACCTGGAACTGCGTCAATGTTTGGGTAGTTCTTGTATTTGTTAATAGAGGAAAGATGATGGTCAATCCATACGATATGGTCGATACCAACTCGTTCAACTAATTCATCGAAATACTGAACTGGTAAACTAAAATCTAAAATAAATACAAATTGTGATTTCTTTAACTTACTGAAATCGAATTCCATATCATAATGAGCAGATATGAATTTAAAAGTTTTCTTTCTCCATAGTGGAGATAGTTTAGCACACATAGCTGATGTATATCCATCCATGTCATTGTGATGAATGCATAGTACATCGAAATCTGTGTTGGTTGTGTAGGATGTCATTCCTACATTCATTAGGTTTTCCATAGTACCCTCCTAAATAATAAAAAAGTTCGTAATCATCTTCGGATCGTAGAAAATTAGTAATTTCCCATACCCTAGACTACATACTAGCATAATATATAAACACAAATTAGGTTATATATTATAATGGTGAGTCCCGATATAGTATATTATTAAAGGAGTAAATGACATGAAGGATATTCAAATTGATTACAGTCTATCCCCTACAGACTTGGATTTGAACATTGAACTGTTACCTGAGTTCTATAACCCAGAAACAGTGGGTCCAAGACTACGAGTAATGGATTGGCATGAATCATTCGTTACAGACATGCTAACCAATAAAGGCTTTATCGTTAAGAGTAAGCCGTTCAAGAAAAAGTTAAAAGATAAAGATGGTAACATCATGACTCGAGGTACGAAAGAAATGGATGGTATCCATTCTCCTCGATTTGGTTCTGATTGGCAAGATGAGAATGCCTTCGCAGAACGCTATCGTTGTTCTTGTGGTGAAACGATCGGTAAATTCTACACTGGCCAAATTTGTCCACATTGTAACACAAAAGTTAAATTCGTTGACGTGGATTTAGATATGTTTGCTTGGCTTAAGCTAACCGCACCATTCCATATCATTCAACCATTGATGTACATTAAGCTTAAAGACTTCTTCGGTAGTGACACATTAGAAACTATTTTAGACTTTAAGAAAGAGATGGATATCGATGGGTACTATAAAGAACCTGATGCCGATGACAAGAAGAATCCATTCGCTGGTATCGGTATGATTGACTTCAAAGAACGCTTTGAAGAAATTATGTACTGGTTCAAAAAGAAGAAGAAAAATAAAGCAGAGCTCTTTGATAATATCATGATTGATAAACATAAGATATTTATCCAAGAAGTTCCAATCTTCTCTTCTGTACTTAGACCTATATTCTTCACAAACGAAGATTATTCCTATACAAAGATTGATACATGTTACAATGCGATGTATGGTAACTTCGAACGTTTGAATGAAGAATCAGAAGGGTTAAATCAACGGAATATTGCTAAGGTTAATAAGAACCTATTCCGTGCTCAAACTAAATTGATGGAAGCCTATAGTATCATCTTCACATCTCTTACAGAGAAAGAAGGTCATATCCGTAGAAATATATTGGGAGGTAAAGTAAACTTTAGTTCTCGTAACGTAATCATTCCTGATGCAAAGTTACGTTCCTACCAAGTGCGTCTTCCATATGTAGGGTTCATGGAACTTTATAAAGAAGAGATTATTAATCTCATCGTTAAATTAACAGGTGTTAGTTATAACGTAGCAGTAGATGAATGGTTTAAAGGGTATCGTAAATTCGATCCTAAGATTTATAAAATCATTCAATACATGCTTGCTAACACGAAACATAAGAACAAAATTCTACTCAACCGAAATCCTACAATTGACTTCGGTTCTTTCGTATGTATGGAAATTGCAGAAGTTAAGAGAGATTACGATGATCTTTCTTGTAGCTTACCAATCTCTATTCTAACATCATTGAATGCAGACTTTGATGGTGATGTATTGAACATCATCTCATTGAAAACAAACGAGTTGAAGAAATCCTTCGACCAAGTATTCAATCCACATAAATCATTGGTTATCGACCGTAATACAGGCCGTTTCAATAACAAGTTCTCCTTGATTAAAGACCAATTGATCGGATTGTATCAGTTCTGTAATAAATAAGATAAAGGATGTACTCGCTTGAGTACATCCTTATTTTTTTACGTTATAATGAGTATATGACCGAAGCCATATACTCATTCAATGTATTTGTTTTTGTATAAGAGAAGATTTTTAGGTAAGTTAGCCAAACCAGGATACAAGACAACCAATCTTGCATTACCATATTGTTTTCATTTATAAGTACTTCATTAGACAAGTCTGTAGAGGTGATACTAATGAACCAAGCTGTAGTAAATTCTAGTCTGGCACATACCGTTGGTAATGTGACATTCCAGATGACTGAATTCATTAAAAGTTTATTCACTCCTGATTTTTTTAAGCACACTCATATCTCTAGCCGTATGGCTTATAGAGAATTTAAGATAAATGAAAACCGTCAAGAAGCCGCATTCATTAAGAAGAATCGACCTATCTTGATTATCCGACCACATTTGGAATTTAATGATGACATATTTATGGCGGGTTCCATGTTCACTCGTATGTATAATGCAACGAACTTCAATAAGAACTATGGTCAATTCCTCCCATTATTCCGTGATGATGTGAATGATATCTCATTATCCTATTTCACGAATCGGTTCCGTGTAGTATTACAAGTCACAATGATGTTTGATACAGCTTATCAACAAGTGAACGTGTATAGCTCGTTGATTAATCGATTCAATGAGAATCAAGTTTATTGGAAACAAACCGCATTAGAGTGCTTTGTTCCAGGTCAGATTGTAGAGCAGATATCTACTTTATCAGAAAAACCACTTCGTAATGAAGAGATGTCTATTAAACCATTTTTGGAGTATTTAACAGGTCATTCCAATAAGTATTGGACGTATAAAGAGAAAACTGCATCTTCCCATGAAGAATTCTTCTTATATTACCCAGTTACAATGGAATATGTGTTTACCGATATCTCTATGGATGATTTGGCTAAACATGGCTCTGTATCTGAATCTGCCAATATCAACTTTACATTGACTGCTGAGTTTAATACTATGGGTCAATTCCAATTAAGTACGGAACGTGATGATGTTGGTTTCAAAGCCAATATGGGATTAGATATCGGTAGTACCGATGGTATCAATATTCGTACATACTACACGCCATCTATTCGCTTTGGTGAAGAAGATGAGAATGGCTATAAACTCCTATTCACAAACATGTTCCAAATTGAAGAAGGTTTAGAGCAAGGTCTCGATGTATCG